AGGCGTCTCGATGAACTGGGAACCATCGCAGCGAGTCACGATGGCATTATTGACGATACCTCCGAGTGTCTTGTCGGATTCGATCGCCGTCCAAATATTCGTTGCCCCCAGCGGTGACAGCCAGCTATCCAACCGCATCTGCGCGCTCTCCTGGGTGGGTGCACCTGCGAGTCCTTGGACGAGGAACTCCCATTGCCACGAACCCATAGCAACCTTCACGAGTTCTCCGAACCCGGTGACCATGATGGCCGGTGGTGTCGGTGACTGGCTCCTGTATGGGGAGACCTGGGCGGTGTTGCCCACCGTCGCCTTGATGTTGTTCACGATGCCAGCACGGATCTGGGAGACCTCAAGGCTCACAGGATGAGGAGTGGCTCGTCGGCGTCGAGGTTGTCGAGGAGGAAGCTGACGTCAGGGTCGATCTTGCCGAGGCGGGCCGCGGCGACCGCATCGGTCCCGACCGTCAGGATCCCGTACGGTGTCTCGCGTGCCCGCTTGAGGTAGCGGCCGGCAAGGATCGTTGTCGCCTGTGTCACCTGATATGGAGCCGTCGACCAGCCGAACGTGCCGCCGATCTGAACTCCGTAGTCGAACGGAGGCCAGATGTCTCCGCCCTGCGGCCTCAGCGTGATTTGATTGTACGGCCGTCCGTCCAATGCGGCGTTGATCGGCTCGAGGTAGAAGTCGGTGTCCACGACCCAGGTGGTGTCATAGGTGCCGTCGCCCTGCATGTCCACCTTCAACGCGGTGAGCGTCACGAGGTCGTCAATCTGGATGCTGCATTCGTTTACGTTGGCCGTGTACCGGCGCGTCTCGGCAGTCGGGTAGAACCGCGTGTCTTTGTAGGCGTCGATGACGCGGCTAGCCGCTGCGATGGCTGTGGTTATGTCGTCGTCCGCATAGGTGGCTGTCCCGATCTCGAGCGTGTTCTTCAACTGCGTGTTGGTGATGTAGTTAGTAGGCAACGGTCAGCGCCTCCCTCGCTCGAGCGATGAACCGTTCCCTGTTCGCGAGCGTCGCCGCGCGCACCTTCGGGTCATCGGGTTTCATTGTCGCGTTACGGATGTGGTGGAGTGGTATGCGCACCTCTCGGAGAGTCATGCCTGCCATACGGGCACGGAGGCAAAGGTCGTTGTCCTCGTAATAGGCGGGCGGTTGGAAGTCCTCGTCGAAGCCGCCGATTTCCAGGAGGTCGTCTCTCATGCCGGCGAGGCACCAGCCGTCGAGGTAGGGGAGCGGTGTTCCGTCGACTGAGCCGTGCGGATCTTCGCGCAACTGGGCTCCGACGAGGACTCCCGGTTCGACTGCTTCACGGATCGGTTCGAGCCAGCGCGAGTCGCGCGCTACCACATCGTTGTTGAGGAATAGAACGATGTCGCATTTGGCGGCTCGCAAGCCGCGGTTGCATGTCGATCCGAACCCGGTCGATTCTTCGGTGCGAATCTCAGCGAACGGTAGAGGCGGGAATGATCCATCGTCCACGATGATGAGTTCGTCACGGTGGCTACGCCGGTTGGCGGCGGCGAGGTAGGCGTCCGCGAGCTCCATGTGATTCAACCAGGGAGTCACGATGCTGATCGTCGGGAAGTCGGGCCTGACGGTACAGACGATCTCGTCGCGCCACACCGGTCCACCCATCTTCTCCACGCATCCGCTGATGAACGTGAAGTCGCCGCCCGGCTCCGCGAACCCTGGCGCGTGCTCCTTCCATTCGCCCAACTCCTCGGGTCGGTTCGGGACGAGGAACATGGGGGTGCCGACGTTGCCGAATTCGAGCAGGCGGTTCCTCCACATGACACCGTGATGGTGGTGATCCATACGAAAGATCACTGGACGGTCGCAGGCAGCCTCGCGCATGAGGTCGATGGCGCCGTCCGTGTAAATGTCGTCATCGTCCAGAAACGCCAGATGCGTTCCGGTTGCCCGCGCCATCCCGCGCGTCCGCGCGGAGTAGCCGTGGTCTCCGTCCTGGTTCTCGATGATGATGATCTCGTCGGCGCCGGCGGCACTCGCCTTCGCGGCAGCCAACGAGTCGCGTCCGACGGTCGGGATTATCACGCTTATCGTCACCACGTAACAACCCCGATGCCGCCCCACAGTTCCAGATCGCGCAACTCGTCACCCAAAAACTCTTGCGTCTCGAACCTCGGCGTCAACTGCTTCCATAGCTTCCTCACGAACACCCCGGTCTCCGTGGGATGAGGAAGGATGTCGTGGAAGGCGATCAGACCGCCCCTCCTGACGAGCCAGCTATACATCGCGAAGTCCTGGCGGACACCTTCGTAGGTGTGGTCTCCGTCGATGAAGAGGAAGTCGATTGGTTTGTTGCCAAGGATCTTCATGACCGTGGTCAGCGTGCTTTGTTCATGAGAGTTCACGTTGAGCCAATGCTCGATCTCGCGCTCGATCGTCTGACCTCCAACGCTTCCGCCTCCGAACGGACCGTCGGTGAGGCTGACGCTAATGATCTTCGCGTCCGGAGCTGCGAGACGCCATGCCAGTAGAGACCCTCCGCATTTGCTGCCGATCTCAAGGATCACCTTCGGCTCGAGTTCCACCACCAGATCGACGAGATGCTCGAACTCGTCCATCTTCTGTGAGGCGTCGGCGCGAATCGCCAACTGGGCGATATCCGTGGCTCTGGTAGTCGCAACGATGCTCATACGACCGCCCCATACTTCTCTCGCAATAGGGCGAGTCCCTGTTGGCCTTCGCGTTCCATGCCTTCCTCGCCGATAGTCACACGATACGTCGCATGATGGTCATGGTCGACCCAGGCGTCGTTCGCGATTCCCAGCTTCCAGCCGGCCTGTCTCATCCGGATGCAGTAGTCGTCGTCCTCTCCGTAGCCGAGTCCGTACTCCTCGCTCAACATGCCGACCTCGTCGAGTGCTTCGCGGCGGATGATGGCGCAGAAGAACGCGAGCAATCCGTTCGTGTAGAACAAGGTTTGGTGGCCCGGTCCTTCGGCTCGCTGCTCCGATTCGCAACGGTTTGTGCGCGGACCGACGATGCCGAGGCTCTTGTCGATGCCGAAGTAGAACAGCATCTTGTCGAACGCGTCGTCGGCGACGACGGTGTCGTTGTTCAGGATGCAGATGAACGGCGCGGTGCTCGCCATGATTCCGACGTTCATCGCTTTCGCGAACCCATAGTTCTCGGGGAGCAGGATCATCGAGTCTCCGTCGAGCAGTTCCGCTCTTGCCTTATCTATGTCGGCGGCCGGACTTCCATTGTCGACGAGGATGATGCGGAAGTCTCTTGGGATGCTGCGGAGGCAGCGGACGGTGAGGTCGGAGAGGCCGCATTGGAGGAGGACGATGTCTAGCGGCGCGGCCATAGCTGCAACTCTCTCAACCGCGTCATCAGGAGGGCGCGAACGTCTGCTTCGCTCGCGCTCGTCGTCTTGGGTCCGATCAGAGACTCAAGGTATTCCTGGCGCTCGTCCCAGGTCATGGGTGAGAGTTTCCTCACATGGATATTGACCTCGTTGCGGATCCCTGCGAGCCGCGGACTGTTCTTCATGCGGTGACCTTGGAGGATGGCTGTACCACCTCGCTGACGAGCTCGAATGACCGGGCCATCGTCACGCGTTCCACCAGATAGTCCCACGTCTCGTTCAACCCGTTGCTGCCCCAGTCTTGGATGTGGGTATGGACGTGGTTACCGTCGCCGAGCCTATGAACCCGCAGTCCTTCGGGTCGGCGCTCATCGTTGTAGGGCTGGTCTGCGACCCACCAGCCGGAGTCCTCTAGCGCCTCATAGCATTCGTCGCTGATGATCCAGCCTGGAGCCTTGAAGCCACGTTTCCAGCGCGGATTCTTCTCGAGCTGGTCGATAACGGCAAGCATCTGGTCGTATGTCCAGTCGCGGCACTCTCCGCCGTCGCTGCCGGGTTCACCGTGTAGCCATCCGTGCGGCACAGTCTCAATCCAGTTCGGCAGAAAAGAGAGGTAGGCGCGCGAGCATTTGGCTGGGATCGCGAACGCTGTCATCCTGAACAGCGGGTTCGCATCATGGAGTTTCGTGAGGAGGTCCATCCGGTCGTGGCCCTCGTAGAGGTCGTCGCTGTCGAAGATCACGTCGTCTTTGCCGCCTCGAACTCTGAGTCCTTGCGGGTGAAGTAGTCGGGGATGTCGGCCTGTTGGCCGGCGGTCGTCAGGTAATGCCACGCCTCCAACCGTTTCACGTAGCCGCACGTTCCGCCCTGCCTCCTGTACCACCAGCAAAGTTGTACGTCGTCGAACAGTGTTTGGGATTCGTCGTAGCGGAACTCGTCGTATACCCAGGCGGGGATCGCCATGAAGATGCCGCCGATCTGGGGAACGTCGAGGATCGTCTCCGCCCCGATCGTCAGTTCGCGCATCGACGCGGGCGGATTCTGCAAGCCGAGGATCCTGGGTGAGAGGATGCAGCCACCGTCCATGACGAGCGAGCAGACGTCTTTGAGCGTGTCGGGCTGGGTGAGTTGGCAGTCATTGTCGTACTTCACGATCAGGTCGTAATCGTCGCTGGCGAGCGCGAGCTCGACGAGTTCGTTCATGCCGCGGCAGATGCCGACGTTCTCGGGTTGGGAGATGATGGTGCCGATCCTGTTCTCGTTGAACTCTTGCTCGAGCCATGCGAAGGTTCCGTCGTCTGAGGCTTGGTCGAGGACGTAGTGGTCGAAGTCGCAGCCGGCGTATTCGTGGAGTGACGCGAAGCAAGCCTGCGTATAGGGCAACCGGTCCCGCGTCAGGGTGAGGACGGCGATCTTCACTTGCCCTTGCTCACCGGCGGCTTCTTCGGAGGCTTCCCCTTCGGGAGCCTGACGATCAGTTCGTCTGGGACAGCATTGTTTGCTGTGCCGCTGATGCTAAGAGGCATCCTGTTCCTCCTTCGGCTTCTGGAATCCTGTCGGCGTCGACACCGAATGTGGCGTCATCTTCATTTCTTCCCATGTCTTTACTTTGCCGTCCACGACCGTCACCTTCGTCTCACTGAGCGGCAACCAAATCTCCTTACTCATACGCCTCCCTTCGCCGCGGCCCGTCGCATTTTCCGGTTCGGGCCGATCGGCTTCACTTCGCGCGGCGCGTGAATCCTGTCCAGCGCCGGCGCCCAATACTCGGCGAGCACCTTGTCGACGTCGTAATCCTCAGCGAACTTGCGGGCTCGCGCACGGATCAGATCGTTGTTCCGCTCGTCGAAGGCGCATTCCAAGGCGTCCACGATCGAGTCCACGTCCGGCTTCATCCAGAACGACTCGGCCATCGGATGATCCCACGGCACACCGCCAACCTTCCAACCGGCACCAACCAGCTCCGGCATCGACGTCCAATCCGTCACGATCACCGGGGTACCGCAAGCCTGCGCTTCCACGATCGGGATACCGAACCCCTCGCCGTAGGACGGGTTCAACAGCACGTCGAACGAGTTGTAGAGTCCGCTCAGAGCGCCGGGAGGGAATACGTGCTCGAGGTTCACCTGTTCGGTGAATCTGACTTGTTCCTCGTTCACGTCGAACCTTTCGAGCATCCGGTACAGATTCAGACCGTTGCGGAAGCCGCTCATCTCACAGTGGAGATAGAGGATCGCGTCCGGATGCGTCTGTTGGAAGATCGAGAATGCGAGGAACGCCTCGCTGAATCCCTTGCGCGCCGGGGACTGTCCCTGGTTGTTCGCGACCATGCCGACCACGAACGCCTCCTCTGGGAAGTTGAGGAGTTGCCGCATCTCTGCGCGATCACGCGGCGTGAACATGGTGGTATCGACTCCATGCGGAACATAGAGCGGGTCAAGTCCGGCGTCTCGGAGCGCCGTCTCACCAAACCGTGACATGGCGATTGGGATCGCCCCCGTCTCTCGAAGAAAGTTCACGACCGCCGGCACGGCGGGGTTATGGTCTACCGGACACCAGCAAGCGAGACGGCCCTGCTGATCAATGGCCCGATAAATCTCTTGGTCGAGCGGCCATACATCGAACAGGGTAATCATCGTGCAAGGTTCGCCGTGGCCGTGATGGACTGCCCATTGAAGTGCTGTCCGATTCCAGTCCTCGCCGGGGTAGATGTGGATTCCGCCGCCCCATTTGATCGGGCCGCCGTTGAGGCCGAACCCGGATGAGATGGCGAGATCGACGTTCTCGAGGGCGGCGATCCGTGGGGCGAACAGGGCGGTCTGCTGGCCGTAC